TAGCATATGTAAAACAACATTCATGTGATGTTTTTGAAGGACATGATAAATTTAATGGAAGTGCTTATCTAATCAATAAATTAATTTATTCAGAGCCTGAAAGTACTTGCAAACACGAACTTTCTATAGTAGAATAATATTATGAGTTTAGATAAAGATGATATCTCAAGAGGTTTATTAGGACATAAATTCGCAAATAGTTATGTCGAACCAATTAAAGAGTTTGATAATGATTTTACTCTTCCCCTCGATTATAAAGAAGGTCTTCCCGATTTACAAAATGACGTATATGAAGGAATTAGAGAAGATATCGAGCAAGTAGGTATACATAATTTTAAATTACCTTTAAAATTTCAAAAGAAGGATGGTAGTTTGATCGAGTTAGAAACTAAAGTAACCGGTACTGTATCTTTAGCAGCTGATTCAAGAGGAATAAATATGAGTCGTATAATGCGAACTTTTTATGAATATAAAGATAATGTCTTTAATTTAGATAAGTTAGAAGAAATTCTTCAATCATATAAAAAGAAAATTGGTGGATACACGGCTAATATAATGTTGAATATATCATATCCGATAATTCAACAGTCAATGAGAACAGGTTTAGAAGGATATCAATATTATAATGTTACTTTAGAAGGAAAATTGGATATTGATGGTAATTTCAAAAAATTTATTCATTTTGATTTTGTATATAGTAGTGCATGTCCATGTAGTAAAGAATTGGCAGAACATGCAAGAAAATATCGCAATCGTGATGGCATTCCTCATTCTCAAAGATCTACAACGAGAATTAGTATAGAATATAATGATTTTATTTGGATTGAAGATCTTCAAGAAATTTGTTTAGATGCATTACAAACAGAAACGCAAGTAATGGTTCTTCGTGAAGATGAACAAGCATTTGCTGAATTGAATGGTGCTTATCCAAAATTTGTAGAAGATGCAGCTCGTTTATTATATAGACAATTAAACACTGACGTAAGAATTTTGGATTTTAAAGCAAGAATTTCACACCAAGAATCTTTGCATTCTCATAATGCAATTTCAGTGATTATAAAAGGTGTCGAAAACGGATTTAACAGTAGTGTATCCATAGAGGAATTAAACTCTCTCGTACGATAATATACATTACTTCCCAAAACGTAAAAAATCCTCGAATTGACGTTCGAGGATTTTTTATGATTTTAAATATCTATCAAAAAATACTTTATTGCGATTAGTTAATTCTTTTCCGCCCATATATCGTCTATATTCTTTTCGCATAATATCTTTATCGTTGGTTAAAACACCGCGAACAAATTTAGGAAATGAACGCAAACTACCCAAATTAAAAGTAAAATCAATTAACATTTCTTGTGAAGGTAATAATAAAGTATTAAAAAGACCAATACCATATTCACTATCAATTTCATGTTTTACTTTTGCTCTTGCTATGTTTAAATCTTTGATTAATAATTGAGAAGCTTGATCTTCTGTTATACCTTTAGAAAAATTTTCACCGGAACGAAGTTTATGACCATAAGCAATAGTATCAGAACCACCTTCTACAGATCTAATAGGAAACCATAATTGTCTTTTTTTATCATAACCATTATGAACACCATTTTCGACACTTTTAACATAATTGATAAAATTTTGATTAAATTGATATTCATAAGATTGATGAATAGCAGGAGGAACATCCATACTTTCGGCTAAAATTTGTTGTATCAATTGTTTAAATGTTGCCATATTTTGTTTAATGTATATACTTACTAACCATGAATACTACTGGATCAGTCATTAAAAAATTTGAAGGAAAAATCGCTTATGCCCATCGAGCCGAAAATTTTATAGAAAATGGAAAACCCTGTCTTTGTTGGTTTGTACATGGTCATAATGCGGATTTGATTGTTGAAGTATCCGGTCAAAAGAATGAACAAACTGGTATGACTGTTGTTTTTTCTGATATTAAAGATGTTGTTACTAAACATATTATTAATAAATGGGATCATGCATTTCTTTATAATAAGGCGGACATATGCAGCAAAAATATTATAGATGCAATGGTTTTGGCATATATCCAAACTTTTGGAATACAACCAAAAGAAGGGGAAATTAGAGCTATTGGTTTTGATACCACTACCTCAGTAGAAAATTTGACCCAATATATTTGGGATGTCCTCGAAAAGGAATTTGCTACTAAAAATGTTTTACTCGAAAAAGTTACTTTAATGGAAACACCAACTAGCGGTTATACAATCACACGCAAATGAATCAATTAAAAATAAATATTGCGCATGAAGCGCCAATAGAGGCAATGCCACATGTTCAACGTTTAACCGATTATGATTATGCTTTATCAGTATTATTCGATAAAGTAGATGGTTATTATGATTTCTTTAAATCTGCTATTAAAAATGGAAGATATGTTTTATTGGATAACGGTGTTTTTGAAAATGGCGTATCAATGGATAATGTATCGTATGTTAATTGGATCGATAAATTAACCCCCGATGAATATATTGTTCCCGATGTTTTATCGGATAAGGATAAAACAATTGAATCGTTTGAAAATTGGAACAAAGAATATAAAGATTTGGCTGGTAAAAAAATAGGAGTAGTTCAAGGTTCAACGTTTGAAGAAACAGTTGAATGTTACAAATATATGTCTGCACATGCAGATAAAATTGCTATTCCATTTGCTTTAAAATGGTATTATGATTCATTTACAAAGGAAACTAATAAATGGCAAGGTGCTTCATTAGCGAGATTGGGTTTCTTCGATTACCTAAGAGCCAGAAATATTTTAAATTACGAAAAACCCCATCATATTTTAGGTGCTAATTTACCTACTGAATTTCAAGCATATGGTCCGATATCATGTATTGAATCTATTGATACGAGTAATCCTGTAGTATATGCAATACTAAAAGGTAGATATCCCAACCACATTACGGGTATCGGAGAAAAGATAACCACCAAATTAAAAGATTTGATCACAACAAAATGTGATGAAAAACTTATCGCTGATATTTGTTTTAATATTGCCCAATTTAAAATACAAAATAATCTATAAAAATGGATAATATCAAAATTGCATTATCAGCGGCACAAAGCCAAGGAAAAACTACTCTTCTTAATAGACTTTCATTAGATCCATTTTTAGCATCGAAAAATTTTCAATTTCAAGCTAGTACCATAAGAGATATTACTAAACAATATGGAATTGAAGTTAATGATTTGGGGAGTGATTTGACTCAAATATTAGTAATGGCTAAACATATTGAAAATGCTTATAAAAAGGGTAATTGGATCTTAGATAGATGCGTTTTAGATAGTATAGCTTATGGTTATTGTTCTAAATTAGAAACTGAAACATATGCAACCAATTTAATAACTTTAAAACAATTAATGCCCAAATATAATTTAGTATTCTATATTGAACCTGAATTACCAGTGGTTGATGATGGTTTTAGGAGTGTTGATAAAGTTTATTTCAAAAAAATAGTTGATTCATTTGAATATTATATTAGTCATGAATCAGCTGTTATTCGTTTATCTGGTTCAATTGAAGAACGTTATAATAAAGTAATGGAAGAAATTAAAAAACTATATGACTGAAGATTTAAAAGATAATACAATTTTAATAGCGGGTCAAAATAATGTTCCCGAAATTTTTTACACATTAGAAGGTGAAGGTAGACTCATAGGTTACCCTTCAGTTTTTATGCGTTTATCCATGTGTAATTTGACTTGTATTGGGTTTAAATCAGTAGATTCGCCCAATGGTTGTGATTCATACGTTAGTTGGTCTATTAAAAATAAGTTAACGTTTGAACAATTAGCAGAACTTCTAGAAAAAGAAGGATATAAAGAATTACTTCTAGAAAAAAATGTTATTTGGAAAATAACAGGCGGAGAACCTTTGGTTCAACAGAAAACGTTGATTAAATTTTTTAAGTATGTTTTTAAAAGATGGAATTGTTCACCACCCGATATTGATTTTGAAACAAATGGAACTATAACACCAGATCCAGAATTAATGGAAACTACTTGGGCTTCTTTTACAGTATCACCCAAATTATTTAATAATGGCGATCCTGAACATAAAAGATATATTAAATCTACATTAGCTTGGCATGTTAATAATGCTAGTTGTTTTAAATTTGTAGTTCAAAATGAAAAAGATATAGAAGAAATTTTTGCAAAATATGTTAATGAACCAGACATTAAATTACCTCTTGAATTAATATGGTTTATGCCATGTTGCGGTTCACAAAAAGAATTATTAGAAAATGGTCCTAAAGTAGCCGAATGGGCTAAAAAGTATGGTGTGAAATTTTCTAATAGAATGCATTTACAAATTTGGGATAAAGCTTTAAGAGTATAATATTTTTATGATTAATAGTAATAAATTAGATTTAACAGCACCTTCGCTTAAAAAAATTGCTATAGTTGGAACTGCTTGTCAGGGCAAAACTACTTTAATAAAAGATATGATGGAGAGATGGCCTCAATTAACTACTCCCGAAAAAACATATAGAGATATTGTTAAAGAGAAAAAACTCCCCATAAACCAACAAGCCACACAAGAAAGCCAAGAAACGATTTTAAATTTCTTGATAGATCAAGTTATGGAAAACTGTGGTCGTAAAAAAATTGTTTTTGATCGTTGCCCGTTGGATAATTTGATTTATACATTATGGCTTAACATAAAATTTCCTGAACGTGTAAATGATGAATTCGTCAAAAAAACCATAGCATTGACAAAGCAAAGTATGAAATTTCTAGATGCTATATTTTTTATTCCGCTAACTCGAGTTCACAAAGTTCCGCTCGTTGCCGATGAACTCAGAAATATTGATCCGGCTTTTATTGAAGAAATTGATAATTTATTTAAAGTAGTAATAGATACACAAAAAATTAGTGCGGGTACATATTTTCCGTTAGAAGATTGTCCACCTGTAATAGAAATATTTGGTGAACGCCAACAACGTATCAAAATGCTCGAATTATATATTAATGATGATTGTAATTTTGCAGGCGAAGATGATGCAGTATTAAGCGAATCTGATATAGCGACTAGGGCTTTAGAAATAGATCAATTAAAACAACAGCTCGGTATCACCAACAAAAAGAAGTAAATACTATAAACAACATGAACCAATCACCCAAATTTAATCAATTTTGCGAGTCCGTTTTGGATAAAGCATCTGAAACAGTAATCGAAGCAAGAGGCAAAACCTTTTATACGGTGGCTCCGACAGTCGAACGCGA